AATCCGGCTTGGGTTTCCGCTCCTTACGAAGTTATGTTCGTTATCGCTGGTGAAGCCTTCAAGCGTCTCATTCCTGAGCAGTATGTTGGTGAGGGAACCTTCAAGTTCGCTCCTCAGCTCGCCATGGGTGAACTTGAGTGGACTTACTTCCGCGACAACGATTGTAACCTCTATGGTGATTTCGGTCAGCACATCTACCAAATTAGCCGTGCTATCCAACCGATTCGTCCGCAGAACGTTTGCGCTGTGGTTTACAAGCGTTGCCCATTTGATGGCAATCCGCTTCCCTGCTCGACTTCCTCGACTGGTCTGTAATCGTGTAGGTTGATATTGGCGGCAGAGTTATTATTTGACTCTGCCGCCCCATCAGCTTACAAATTAAAATTATGGAAAATATCCCCTCGATTCTTGATACTGCAAAGTATCGCCATCTTGTTCTCGATGGTATAAATGGAGTTTCAACAGCAATTGCTAACCTGCAAGGTTTTCAAATTCCAGAATATGATGAGCTTGCTTTGACTTACTATGGTTCAACTAATAATATTGCTACTGTAGTTTATAGTAAAGCATCTGTTGTTGTTGCTACACTTACATTGACATATTCTGTGCAACCGCCTACTGCAAATGATGCAAATCTTGTAATGGTAAGCATAGCATGATATGGCAGTTAAATTCAATCCATTTACAGGCAAGCTAGATTTTAGCCCCAGTTCCTCGCTCACAATTAGTGAAGACGGAACATTGCCAAATGGAAATGAAGTTGCACAAATACAAAGTGGTGAACTTACAAATGTAGCTGAAATAGATGCTGGAGAATATAGTGAATCACCTTAAAAATTTCTGAATAACCAGAAAAACAAAAACAAAAACAAAAACAAAAACAAAAAATAATAAAAAACTATGGCAAACCCAATCATTCGCATTAAACGCGGTTCTTCCGCTCCAGCAAGTCTTTCTTCTGGAGAGTTGGCAATCGACCTCACAAATAAAAACCTCTTCGTTGGTAAAGCTGACGGATCGGTTCTCGTCGTTGGCGGCGAAGGCACATTCGCTACCAAGACTTATGCTGACGCTGCTGTCTCTACCGCAAATACCGCTCTTACTGCGGCTATCGCGGCTGAAGAAGCTGCTCGTATCGCTGCTGACAGCGCATTGACCAGCGATCTCGCTACCGAAGTTTCTCGCGCAACTGCCGCTGAAGGCGTTATTGCTTCTGATCTCTCTACTGAGACGAGCAACCGCACCAGTGCTGATTCGGCTTTGGATGCAAAAATCGCTACTGAAAAAGGTCGCGTTGACGCAATCCTTTCTGCCTCTGACGCTGATAAAGATAGCTTCGCTGAAATCGTCTCGCTTATCAATTCTATTGATACCGCAAACGACTCGGCTTTCGCTGGTTATGTCATTAGCAATGACGCTGCTTTGGCCGCAGAAGTTTCTGCTCGTCAATCGGCTGATTCTACCTTGACAAGCGATCTAGCCGCAGAAGTTACCCGAGCAACTGGTGCAGAAGCAACGCTTACTAGCGATCTGTCTGCTGAAGTAACTCGCGCTACTGCTGCTGAAGCTACGCTTACGAGTGATTTGACTGCTGAAGTTTCTGCCCGTATTGCTGATGTGGATGCTGAAGAGGCTCGCGCTCTTGCTGCTGAATCCGCTCTTAGCACTCGTGTTACTGCGCTCGAAACCACCATTGATGGTGGAACTTACTAATAAAAAATAACAAAGACCTCCAGAGGTTCTATCCCTCTGGAGGCACCATTCTATAATGGCTAATCCAATCATAGTTCCTAAAAAAAGCACAATTGCTGCACGGGTTCCCACGGGAACAGACCTTGCATCTGGTGAGATTTGTATAAATCACGCAGATAAAAAGCTCTACGCAAAACATCCATCGACTGGTGCAATCCAAGAAATTGGCGGAATGTTAGTGCATTCTCACGATGAACTTTATTCTCCTGATAGCAGTCAGGTTTTAGAACTGCAAAACAACAGCAACCTCACCATAACGGCAGGAGGTGCTACAAAGACTTTTACGCTCCCTAGTGCATCTGGGACGCTTGCAACATTAGGTGACATTACTGGAAGCGTTGCTGGAGTCACTTCAGTTAATACTCGCACGGGTGCGGTGACTATTGATAAAACAGATGTTGGTCTCGGCAATGTGGACAACACATCTGATGCTAATAAACCAATTTCTACGGCCACTCAAACGGCCCTTGACGGAAAAGCCAGCACATCTCATTCTAATCTTACAGGAGCCTCTGGCACAAAAACTTTGGCTATTTTTGCTCCCCGCGATAATAACCCGCCAGCAACTCTTTTTGCAACGCTCGACACGCGGAATTCCATAGCTGTCCTTGATTTCGATGCCGCTACCATTGAGAGCGCAATCTTCCCGTCGATCATCTCAGAAGCGGCAAACCTCGCCAGCGGAATTAGCGTCCTCATCACTTGGATGGCAACCACCGCCACCACTGGCAATGTGCGCTGGCGTGTCGCACTGGAGCGCGGCAACACCGACCTCGATGCCGACAGCTTCGACACCGCAGCAGAAGGAAATGGAACGGCAAACGGAACAAGCGGCATTCCCAGCACCACCAGCATCTCACTCTCCACAATCGACAGCGTGGCAGTCGGTGAGCCTTACCGCATCAGAATTTCTCGCGTGGGCAGCGATGCAACAAACGACACCATGACAGGAGATGCCGAGCTGATCGCGGTCGAAGTAAGGAGCGCGGCTTGATATGGCACGGGCATTTGCAACTAATCAGCAAATTAATGGCACTACGACTGTTGCAAAGAATCTATCCAATTTTTCAATGGCTGGGTGGATCAGAAGACCAAGCGGATCAACTATTCAAAGCTTTGGTTTTCCCGATAGCGCAAGTCATTTTTTAGTTTTTTATCATTTTTTCGATAACAATATCTATTTTGATATTCGAAATGGAGCAGGGACTTATGGCTATTCCGGACAGAACATTACAGGATGGAATCATATTGCAATGGTTTTTGATGGGTCATTGTCTGGAAACGCCAACAGGTGCAAGGGTTATCTAAATGGAAGTCAACTTTCTTTAAATTTTCATGGAACAATACCATCCACAACTTCAAATAATGTAAGTTTAGAATCATATAGAATAGGCAGACTTTTAACTTACTCGTCAACAGGCGACTTTGCCGAACTCGGAATGTGGCAAGCCTCGCTGACCGCCGAAGAAGTCGCATCCCTCGCCAAAGGAATGACCTGCGACAAGGTGCGCTCGCAGTCCCTTGTTTATTACACCCCGCTTATACGCGACATCCAAGACCTCGCTCGCGGAATGACACTCACCAACACCAACTCCACCGTTGCCAACCATCCACGAGTCTATGCCTAATTACTATAACCTCACAACTAACGAACTCGTAACTATTGGGCAAGAAACAATAGACGCATGGTCTGCAAACGGAAACCCCAAGGCCACAGACTACGCCCCACTCCCATCCAAGCCTAGCGAAAACTGCACATGGGGAAATGGCGAGTGGATCACCTCTTCCGCTCCCACATACACGGCTGAAGAATGGCTAGAAAATCAAGACTATACCCCGTTACGACTTCTCACTTGCCTTGACCTTGAAGGCAAACTGCGTTCCAAAGGTGGAACATCCCCGAAGCTCGCGGCGATCCGACAATGGCTTGATGAAATTACGGTTGCCGCAGCATTCAATCCAAATGCAGTCACTTCTACATGGCCTTCCGCGCCATTTGCATTTGATGCCGTTGTGCAAGAGGCAATCACTCAACTTATAATCGTCGCATGATTTTAACTGATTCCAGCGCAGCGAAGGTTGGCAATAGTAATGTTACGGCAATCGCGTCTGCCACTGCGGCTCTTCGACAGATTATGTGCTATGCGGCGACGACGATTTCGCAAGCGATTACTGGCACAACTGGATTGGTTAAGAACGGGGCTGGTCAATTAACTCTCTCGGGAACTTGCAATTATACAGGGCCAACGCAAATTAACGCTGGAACGCTTGCCGTTACAGGCGCATCAACTCTCAACGGAGTAATTAGCGGATCAGGAACATTAAGAAAAACTGGAACGGCAGTTTTAACAATAGGTGGGAACAATACTTACTCTGGAGGAACATCGTTTGTTTCGGGAGGGATAGCTGGACTGATATTATACACATCAAGCAATGCTTTCGGAACGGGACTTTTTACTCTCTCTAACGCCGCAGGACGCATCGACACATCGGCGAATGTGACCCTACCTAACGATTTTCAATTAAACACTGCAATTCAGATTCGCACACTCGGAGCAAACACGATAACTATTACGGGTAATATTGCAGGGGGCGGAAACTTGACCAAATCGGGCAACGGAACCCTTATTCTGTCTGGAACATTAACCTACACAGGGCAAACAATTATTACGGGATTGTTGCGAGCGTTCAAAACAACTGGAGCGTCAACCGCGACTGCAACATTTAACTCGGCTGGCTCATTCATTGCTGTTTCGTTCAATGTTTCCCCTCCGTCTGGTGTTACAACATTTCGCTTCTTTCAAGGTTCAACATCAGGCACTTGGGGCGTAGGAACTTTGACAGGCGTCCCTGCTGGAACAACGGCGACCTATAATTCAACAAACTCAACCCTCTCAGTGACTGTCCCATGATAATTCCTCCAAGTGCAAATGGCTGGTCATACGACGATTCTATAGGAAAATGGAAATTGGCATATGAAGATAAAACAATTATTTTCTACCAACAAACAGACCAATCCATTGCAACTCCTCAAACATTATTTGTAGGGACTCACGAAGAATGCGAAGAGCAGATAGTGAAAGAGGGCTTATCTTGGCCTGTTGGCCTTGACATAACTGCTTGACAAAATAATTTAAAAAAAGGAACAATAAAATATGGCACTCACATTTAACCCATTTACTGGAAAGCTTGACTTCACTGGAAGTCAATCCAGCGCAGCAATTGGGGCAACTGGAGCCACAGGCCCATCTGGAGGCCCAACGGGTGCTACGGGAGCCACGGGGCCAATCGGAGCGGGAACAACTGGGGCCACGGGAGTTGCAGGAAATGATGGTGCTACTGGTTCTACTGGCGTTGTAGGAAACGATGGAGCAACTGGCAGCACAGGCATTCAAGGGCCAACTCCATGGACATTGCCAGCGACAGTATATGACAATGGTGCTTCCTATAACCTTGGTGCAGCAGTAACTTTTCAAGGCGGTTATTATTACAGGACAGGAAACCCACTTAACCCCGGATACCCTCCAACACCCGGATCAATAAATGCTTCATGGACACCAGTGGCAGATGGTGGTGCTACAGGCCCAGATGGAGCCACTGGAGCCACAGGCGCAACTGGCGCAACTGGCGAAGGGGCCACGGGAGCCACAGGGGTTGCTGGAAACGATGGTGCTACTGGAAGCACGGGGGCCACGGGGTTAGAAGGAAGCACTGGTGCTACAGGATTTGAAGGAAGCACGGGCGCAACAGGGGCCACTGGTATTGAAGGTGCTACGGGTAGCACTGGAGTCCAAGGTGACATTGGAGCAACTGGAGCAACTGGAGTCCAAGGTGATGTTGGAGCCACAGGAGCTACTGGCGATCTCGGAGCCATGGGCGCGACTGGTGCTACGGGATTGACTGGGGTTAGAGGGGCCACTGGAGCAACTGGAGATATTGGGGCCACGGGTCTTACTGGTGCTGGTGGAGCTTCTGGATATTGGGGATCATTCTGGTCAACTCAACCGCAATCCGCTACTGCCATCAATACTGGATATCCGATTACTTACAACAATACCGATCCAGATTCTATCGGCGTATCAATTGTTGCCAATAGTCAAATTACCTTCCAATACACTGGAGTCTATTCCATCACATTTTCTGTTCAGTGGAACAATTCAAATAACCAAATCCACGATGCAAATATCTGGCTCAAGAAAAATGGAACGAATGTCGCTGATACCGATTCTCGGTGGAGTATTGTAGAATCTCATGGCGGGTCTGATGGACGGGCGATTGGAACAGTAAACTATGTTCTTAAAGTTCTAGCTGGCGAATATCTTGAGCTTTTCTGGCAAACCAATAACCTTGGAATTACGCTTGAATACGCTCCTGCTCTCGCTCCTGCACCAGCAATTCCATCTGTCATTATTACTGCAACGCAAGTAATGTATGGTCAGTTGGGTGCGACTGGCGCGACTGGGGTAACGCCAGCAAATATTGTTCTATCAGACACTACTGGGCTTACAGGTGCGACTCAACTTTCTAATATCGTTCAAATCACGCAAGCTGGATACGATTTAATCGTCACACCCAACGCAAATACAATTTATATTATCGTAGGATAATATCATGAACGAAAATATGCAAACCCAAAGCAATATAAATTAATGACTCCCGATAGCAACATAGCATCACATGGAACTGGATATGCTGGCACTGTATTTAGTGTATTTGCTGTAATGATCTCTATGCTCCCAGAATTAGATGTTTGGTTTAGGGTTTTAGCTTCAGTTAGTGCAATTATTGCCGCATGGGTTTCCATTTATGTAATGCTTGCAAAACTGAAAAAAGATAAAGACAAATGAAATTTGCGTTTGCAATTCTGTTTGCAATAATTCTCTGTTCGTGCGTCAATATACCAATACCGCCAGCAGGACAGAATCAAGGTAAACTTGGTTCAGTTCAATTAAGACTGTCGGCATCATACATTCCATACATCGACCCAGATAAACCAAAAGAAGATAAACCAAAAGAAGATCCAAGTGTGATGTATGCTTGGGAACACTTCTCAAAAACAATAAAAGACAAATAACATGAAAATTGTAAATACAGTTCTTGAACGACTCAGTGAGAATAGCACATGGCGTGGTTTGATTTTGGTAGCGACCGCTCTTGGCGTAAAACTTGATCCTTCGATGCAAGAAGGAATTCTTGCGGCTGGATTGAGCCTCGTTGGACTCATTAATATCATCCGTAAAGACAAAAAATAAATGTTAGAAAAACTAATTGCCATCGCGCAGTCGCAGGTTGGCGTTAGGGAGATTGGCGGAAATAATCGTGGAGATCAAATCCGCGAGTATCAGAAAGCAACTGAGCTTGTTCCTGCCGCTTGGCCTTGGTGCGCTGCATTCATTGATTGGTGTATCAAGGAATGGCTTGAAGACTCTCAAGTTACTAAATGGTTAAATCTTCAGCGAAGCACTCCTGAAGAATGGCGACCAAAAACTGCCCTTGCTTATGGTCTAACTACATGGGCAAAAAACAGGCCAAATACTACTCGTATTTTTTCTGAAAAAGACAGAGCAAAACTGGGAGATATTGTGACATTTGATTTCTCTCATGTTGGTTTTGTTATCAGCGACAACGGCCATTGGATAGAATGTATAGAGGGCAATACGAATGGCAAAGGTGAGAGGGATTCAGAGTCTGGCGATGGCGTTTGGAAAAAAGTAAGAAAAAAAACTCTTGTAAAAGATTTAATTCGGATTAATCCAAGCGGCTCCATCTAAAAATAAATGGCAAATATCACGCACAAGTGGAAAAAAGTCCTAGCAGTTTCTTGTAGTCATGCAAAATACTGCGACAAAGAAGCACTCGATGCAGTTCTGAAGTTTCAAAAAGACTTTAAGCCGCATACAACAATTCATCTTGGTGATTTTGTTGATCTAACTGCTCTCATGGCAGGCGCAAAAGGGTCAAGCGAGGCAGAGCCATTGATTCCAGATATTGATACTGGACTAATGCACTTGAAAATGCTCAAGGCAAATATTGTTCTTTGTGGAAACCATGAAGATCGTGCATGGAGACTTCAATCAAGCAACAATGCTGTCGTAGCTCATGCCGCATACAAGATTGTTGAAGCAATTGGAGAGTGCTGCAAAAAACTCCGCGCCCCGTTAATTCCTTGGGATGGTGTTTTTCAAATGTTTGACATCGCAGATATTGGATTTCAGCACGGAGTTTTGTTTAACGAGATGGCTGCTAGGGATACGGCTGAAGCATTCTGTAATAGCACTAGAAGGAAGGTTTGCTTCGGCCACACGCATAAGGTTTCCATGCAGTCTGGCAGGAATCTTGTAGGCGGAACTGGATACAATATCGGATCTCTAACTAAAAGGTCTGCGATGGAGTATGCAAAGGGACGCAGGGCTACACTTGCATGGCAACAAGGATTCCTTTGGGGTGAGTATTGCGAGGAGTTGAAGCAATCTTGTATTCACATAACAAGCCGAGAGTCTAATCAGCCTTGGAGGCTTCCATGACGCCAAATGATTTTCTTAAAATTATTCAACAAGAAACCTGTCTTGTAGAAGAAATCCCAGAAGGATGGTATTGCGTTGAGGATTTATTGAAAAAATGGAATGCATGCAAAACATTAGTTCATAAAAGAATTAAGCAAGGTAAAGAATTGGGTTATGTCACTCAAAAAAAATTCATAGTTAAAAGGGGTGCGGTTAGAAGCGTTCCATATTACAAATTCCATGAAAAAGAAAATAATCAAAAAGACAATAAACGGAAAGTCATGGAAGATACGATTAGGTCATGCGGGAAAAACAAACGGAGTCGATAACGATGGCATTTGTGACTATTCGATTAGAACTATTTTCATCAATCCGAAATGCGAAAGGTCAATGCTGAATGTTCTATGCCATGAATTGCTTCATGCAAGGTTCCCAGATCTTGAGGAGGAAGCCGTCGAGGACATGGGGACGCTTCTTGCGGAGAGCTATGAAGAAATGGAACAAATTTCTTGATATGTTTTGACAAAGTAATTTTAAACAATTAAATCAAAGAAATCATGTCTTGCAATTGCAATAATTCTTATTACTCCAGCACTTGTTGCCCAGATACTCCATATCCACAGGTTTCGCATGAAAGCGTTCCATCGCTAATTGATAATCTTGTTAATGCGCTTTATGGAACCATTAACAAGACTGTTGTCGATGGACGGGTAGTTTGGGATATTCCTTGCGATCCGAGTGATGATCCTGCCACAATTGATGGATTCCCAAGACTGCCCGGCGAAGGATTGCTTTGTTACATTATCCGTTATTTTGACGTTCTTGCTCCATCATTAATTAATGCTGTTACAATTAATGGAACACAAACTATTACTGGTCAAAAGACTTTCACTCTTCCAGTTCTTGGTGATGTAGTAAATAACACGCTTGCTCAAACCATTGCTGGTCAAAAAACCTTTACTCTTCCAGTTCTTGGAGATGCTGTAAATAATACTCTTACTCAAACAATAACTGGAAATAAAACATTCAACTGGATTAAACTCCCTGTAGGAACAACTGGAACCCGTCCAGCTGGTGAGACTGGTCTTGTTCGATTCAACACGGATCGCAATCAATTTGAAGGCTACAACAACACAACTTGGTCAGGAATTGGAGATCAACCTGTCGGTGGTGGAACTAATCGAGTTTTCTTTGAAAATGACATTGTAATGACCGATAATTACACTATTACTTCTGGCAAAAACGCCATGTCAGCAGGGCCAATCACAGTAAACCCCGGAGTCACTTTAACAGTGCCAGCAGGCAGCACCTATACAATCGTATGAGTCTCATCAAAGCAAACGCAGTCCAAGTAGGACAATCACCAACAGCAACGCAGAACTTTACTCTGGCAGTGCCATCGTCACCAGACGGGACGATTAAGCTGGCTAGGGGCAATTCTGGCGCAACTACGCAGGATGTGATGAATGTGAGTAATGCTGGCGTTGTATCGTTTCCTCAAGGTCTTGGTAATATCAGCAACTCGACTGCGATTGCGACTGGTAGCACAACCGCACGTTCGCTGGCAAACAGGTTCGCTGATGTGGTGAATGTAAAAGATTTCGGCGCGGTCGGTGATGGAGTGACTGATGATACTGCCGCAATCCAAGCTGCGATCAATGCATCATTACGCGTGGAATTTGCTAAAGGAGGTGTCTACAAAATCACAGGCCCGATAAATATTACGTCAACAGGAACGCAAATTATTGGCAATGGTGCTAGAATTACTGGTGCGTATGAACAAAACCCTGTTTCCCCAAGTTATTCAGAATCGTTTTTTAACGTGACTGGTGCTGACGATGTGCTTTTTGAGAACATACGATTGCAATACACAGGCACGTTTACCATCGGCGGATTGGATTACGGCGGCTATATCTCTGGCATCCACATTGAAGATTCTGACAGGTTCACAGCAAGAGGTGTGGAGGCTTATGGTTTTAATCGTGCTGGCATCAATGTGGCAATGAATGCTTCGTATTGTGCAAACCCGTTGATTGTTGACTGTTATCTGCACCACAATCGAGTTTCGGGTCTCATCTTTGGAAACACCAACAACGGCACAATGCAAAACTGCAATCTGGCGTTCAATGGGATTGTAAGCAGCGTTGGCACAGGGTATGGCTTTTCTGGTTGGTCTGCGTGTTTGCCCAAGAACACCATCTTGGCAAACAATCAAGCAAACGACAATTACCGCAAAGGCATCGATTTTCACGCTGGCGAGAACGGCACGATAATCGGAAACACTTGCTCCCGTAACCGCATCTATGGTATATACGTCATGGGAACAATAGGCAGTTGGACGATTACAGGAAACACTGTAACTGATATGTCATGGGCTAACGAATTTCCCGCTTCTTCACCATATGGTATTCGTGTAGGCGATCTTATTGGTCAAGGCATAGCACAAATGCCAACATCATTTGTAATAAATGGAAATGTAATTAGCAAAATAAATAAAACTGCTGGGAGTATTTTTCCATTAGGAGATTCAATGGTTGGATGTTCATATGGTAAACTTATAATATCCAACAATATTATTGATGTCCAAAATGTATCTAGAATCCATGATAGTGCAAATGGCGTAACTGGAGTTGAAGGAAATTATTATGATATTTCTATAACTGGAAATCAAATAAAAGCAAGCAATTGCGATTCAATTCCAATCTATATCCGTTCAGGTAAAAATAGACAAAAGATTTTCTCTAATAATACTTTAGAAATAGATACTATTACAACAACATCTGGTGTTGTAATATGGGATAATACTTCTATAACAAATAATTGTTTTATTGGAAACGGAAACTCAATTGATGCGCCATCATTATCTTGGTCTAGTGTTTTTGATCCAATTAGTGTTAAACGAGTAACAGCAGAAAAAATGAACAATAATATTGTTAATGGCAGTTCATGGAGGGACTGGGATGGGTATAAATTTATTGAATCAGGAATCACTTCTCCAGTTTCAAATTATTGGACACAAGGTTCTATATTATGGGATACTAATTCAGTGGCTTCTGGTTTTGCTGGATTTTATTGCACTGTAACTGGAACTCCCGGAACATGGAAAACATTTGGAGCTATTTCAGCATAACAATCAAGAATAAAATATTATGGCACTAAAACAAAAAATCAAAACTGAATGGGGAATTGAAGTAGAAAACACATATTCCCGAATTGAAAATGTAACTTTGACTGCGAAAGATAAAATTACTTTTCATGTTCGCTCTTATGTTTCTAACGATGGAGTTCCATTTTTTACTGAAAAAGTATTTGGGTGCGACTACGACATCAATGGAGAGAATCCGATTAAACAAGCCTACCTCCATCTCAAAACATTACCAGAATTTGCTGATGCAGTAGACTGCTAATACACTATGAGCGCAAATCTAAAAGCATCCACAGACGGAACACAGGCAATCATCGGGGTAGGCGGAACCGACCAAATGACGATAAGTAATGCTGGTGTAGTGACGGCAAATGAATTTGTAACAACTGGTCTGGGATCAACATCTGATTTTGATACATTTATTCCGTTTTTAGAAACTGGAATTGTGAGCGGAGGCATATCAATTTATGCAATTCAGACAGACGCAACGACCAGAAAAACTCTTCGCGCCAATCCAGTAAATGGTGGGCGAATTGTTATTGGCGGAATCACGCGCCAATTTAAGTCTGGGCTTACTCTTGATACTACTGCATATAATGCAAGCACTCTTTACTATGTCTATGCTTATTGGACAGGAACTGCCATTGCCTTGGAATTAAGCACAACCGCATATCAATTTGATTATGACAGCAGCAATAGCGGAATTGCTGTAAAAATAGGAGACAATTCACGAACATTAGTTGGGCTTATTTATTTGGATGCAAATAAAGAAATTGTAAATAATGTTCAAAACAACACTGTTATTAATTGGTATAATCAATCTGTAAACTTTCTTGCTGGGCAACTCAGTGCCGCCATTCTCCCACCAGAAGAATGGATAAATTATGCAGCAGAAGTTACCGCCAGATTCAATCCAAGCGATCCATTTAATGCAGCAAATTGGCAGGAAATTGGAACTGTTAGTGATAATAAAATAAATTATTTGGCTTGGCCCGGAACGCTTGGAAGGCAGCCTGCTGTTGTAATGGGAATTTCTGGAACAGGAATTATTGATGGTGAAGGTCAAGCCTTGCGAATTATTTTTGGAACAACGCAACGCGGCCCCAATTATCCAATATCAAGTGACATGTCAATGACCGCCGCAGCAAATCAGTTTAGAGTTAATGTAAGTGGATCAAGCACTATTGGGCCAATGAGCCGTCAAAATGAAGTCAATGTTTGGGCGCAAATTATAGGAACACCAAAGGCCGCAACAGGAGATGCGGCGACAGACCTTGTAACTTGTGTTGGAAATACATTTCAAAACAATCTTCCTGTTAGATTTATTTCTCTTACAGGCGGGGCCGGATTACTTGCAAACACAAAATACTTTGTAAGAAACCTTTCTGGATCAGATTTTAAATTGGCTGAAACAGCATTGCGTTCTGGTGTAACTGGAAACTCTGGAACAGATGTCATCACGCTTGCTTTTCATGGATTTGAAAACAATCAACTTGTTCAATTTACTGCATTAAGTGGGGGAAGTGGACTGTCAACATTAACAGACTATTATGTTGTAAACAAAACATTTAACACATTCCAATTATCACTAACTCCGGGAGGACTACCAATTGATTTTACAACAAACATTACTTCTGGAACCATTGGCGCACCCATCATAAATTTCACAACCGACATTACTTCAGCACAAATTGATGCAAATGGAGCAACTGTTTACATAAATTCATTTGGGTCTTATGTAGGATAAGAATATCTATAATAGACTAATTTGAATTACAATACAAGAAATTAAATAAGCCTTGATGAATAATTTTCTAATGTAATGAATACATTTTTAATACAAGGAAATAAATATAATAATCAAGTAATTGATGGAAAAAAACAAGTTCTTGAAGGAAACGATTGTTTTCTGGTAAAATCAATTCAAGAAAATGAAAAGTGGCTTGTTCCAGAAAACATCACAATAAAGAATTTTACTGTTAAGGGATCGGTCAGAATAATTGGACTTGGAGTAAACGGAGAAGGTGAACTTGTTAAAGAATCTTCTAAAAACAAAAATCACACAGAATATGCTCAATCTGTAGCCCCAAAGAATATTGTTTTCGATAATATAAAGATTGAGGCAAATAAAAGAACTCCATTTTATGTTGCTCCGGGTTGCACAAGGATAACCCTTCAAAATAGTGAGTTTACTGGATGGGCTGAGTCTGTTGCTGTATATCTTGATTGTGAGTCTGCACACAACACTATCCAGAACAATATCCTCAAGACTAAAACCAAGAGAGAAGCTATTGCTGTTGATGGCTCAGCATACAATACAATTCAAAATAACAATTTTGAATATCTTGATTTTGGAGGAATATATCTTTACAGGAATTTAGGTGAAGGCGGAACTATCCGACACCAGACTCCTAGTTTTAATAAAATTTTGAATAATACGTTTAAATACAGTAATACTATTTCCGATAGATTAAATCAGATTCTTCATCCTGCCATTTGGCTTGGATCAAGGTCAAAATTTATTAAATATTTTTACATGGCTAGTCCAAAATTCAAAAATACAGACAATAGTAAGCCATTTGGGTCTAGTGAAAATCCTAATGATCTTGCGTCAAATAATATTGTTAAAGGAAACAAACCTAAAAATCTACTTGTAAGAGACTGGCAGGTTAAATAATCTTTTCTTGACAATTTCTTTTTACACAATAGTAAAAAACATTATAAATCTAATCTTATGCCATACACTGATAAAAAAGCTGATCTTCCAGAGGGTTTCATTGACCTTGGGGAAAAAGTTCAATCAATGGAAATGAAGCCTGCAATGGAAGTAAAGGAATCTGAGTCTATTCATTACCCTTCTCTTTACTTTGACAACGCTGAAGGATTGAGCAAGCTTCCCAAAGAAGGAACTGCCATGATTCACTTTAAAAAAGTCATGGAAAAGAAAGAAACCATGATGCGTGATGGTAAGGAAGTAAAGCGGCATTGCGTTGAACTTCAGATTTGCGGAATTAAGCCTGAATCAGTCTCTGAAACGACTTCTGCCGATGAAGTGGAAGAAGAAGATGATGAAGACGCTATCGAGATGGGTCTGAAGGCTGCTGAAGGTGAAATGGAAGACGAAGAAGAATACGAAGATTAATTTTATGGCCGATAAAACAATGCCTCCAACTGAGGCTCCAACTCCAACACCAGAAGCGATGCCGGGGGAAATGGCCGCACCAACACCTGAAATAGAAACTCCTGCTGACAGTGGGAAAGTTATGGTTCAAATGCCATCTGATGCATTTGACAATCTTTACACTTTATTCAATCAGCTCGCTTCTGGGCTTGATGCTCTTAAAGCTGAAATTGACGCTCAAAAGCAAGGTTCCGCTTCTGTCGCTGAAGAAGCAATGGCTGCTGAGACTGCAATGCCTGCTGACGAAGATTTTCTAAAAAGTATTGCACAAGAAGGTTCGATGCGATAATTTCGCACCATGTTTGTCTCTCAAATCTTTGAAGAATGCGCTGAAATCTTAGGAACAACTGACGAAAGTAAAATCTTTCGCAAGATTCAGCAGGCAGTAGCAACTCTAATGGAGTCTGGACATTGGACTCATTCAGTTGCTGATGTCGATGTCTGCACGGGTTGGGATAAATGTAGCGTCACTCTTCCTCGCGGAATTGATGTTCCTCTTGCTGTTAATATTGATGGTTCTCCAACATATTTCCGAAATCGTCTATTTCAATACCATGTAAATAAAGGCGGAATGTTTAATTCCGTTGAGTGGGCATGGGATGATCGAGGATATGTTGCAACGCTAATGGACATCATCCAGCCTTCTCAGCTTGTAGCAGTGGCTGAACTAGAGAACGATGTTGGTA